CTTTCTCCTTTATTGCTTTAAGAATAATAATGAGCAGAGGAAGGTCATTCTCCTTCAAGTCTTGTATTATTGGTAATCTCCAATAACCACTCTGCTCTATTTTTTCATTCTCTATATTTATCTATGTTTTGGCAAAATTCTATATTTTTGCCGAATCTTTGTGGAGGGTGGTGAGAATTGAACTCACATCTGCGATTCAACTGGGAGATACCCCAACCACACGCATCGAAAACCTTTCACCCCCAATATCATATTCCCCACTTGGAGAAAATGATACCCAATAGCCATAGGACTTGTACAGTTTTTAACGAGCAACTTGTAGCCTCGTAATGTTGTGCAATAACCTCGAATAAAATTCTGGATAACTCCATCCACTTACTCTGTTATAATGTGGTCAGCAATCACTTGCTGGATTGCCTATGGCTCTTTATGGGTAATTTTATGGACACCATTACAGGAGAGAGAATGATGCCCAAACGTAGCACGAAAGGTAATACTACGCTTCGTAAATCTCATCAAGACACTTTTTGGCTATAACCCAATTCTCCTCTGCATGAATGTGTTTTAAACCTTCCATAGCAACATCCAATTTCCTTTGTAGTTTATCTACTAAAGAGGATAAATGAGATACATCACCTTCTAAGGATTGAATCCTCATGTCCTTTTTATATAAGTCGTTCATTAGTTCCTTCTTCTGAAATTTCTCTTCCATGTTCTTGCTCCTCTACAAAATTAGAATGACATTCAAAACACATCTGTTGCCCATAACAAGTCTTTATCTGAGCCTTTCTCCCACAATCTACACACGACATGGTGCTAAATCCCTTCCACAGCATTGACTTAGTTCTTGATGTACAGTAAACTTATCATAGAATCCACTCTTATTACAGTTTGTACAATACCCAATCCTCGCAGAGCCTACTGCATCCATTTTAAAGTCGGTAGCCGATACCTTGACATCTGCCTCAGTTTCAAACTCATCCTCCCAATTCTCTCCATTTATAAAGGTAGAGGGGTGCTTGATGTGTTTCTTTATAGTGCCCTGTACTTCAATCTCTTTAACGTAGTTCTTAACACCCTCAATGCACTCTAATTGGGTTGCCTTTGGAAGTTTATCAAAATATTTCCTTGCTCTCTTCTTTTCTTTTTTACGAGGATATAATCCCCAAAATATATCAAAATTATCCATTATAACTCGCAACTCGGACATGATTCTACCCTTTCTTTTCCGATTGATGGAAAGTCCTCATATACTACTATATTGCCGACCTTCTTATATAAATTATCTGTAAATAAAGGTGTCTGAAAGACGTGTTCGCAGTTAAGACAATACTTTAAAATCTTATCTTGTTTACTCTCTCGGTCTTTAGTACCTTCCTTGATTTTCTTTGCTCTTTTATCTGTTTGGATTGCCCAATATGTCATATACTCTCCTTAAAGGGGGAGGTTAATCCCCCTTTTATTAACACCCTAAAATGGGATGTCTTCGTCTTTAGGTTCAGGTTTGAACGTGTCCACCTTAACGTAGTGCGTTTTCCCATACTCATCAGCACCACCCTTTTTTTTGCATACGTTTAGTTTGATGTACTTTGTGCCATCCATCTCAAATATATGCTCTGCACACTCTTTTAGTTTAGTGAGGTTAAGTGAGAACGAAACCATATCGCCATCAAACTTCTCTACACCATTTCCTAAGTATATGTTATCTTTCATATAACTCCTTTTCGTATTCTTTTACTTTTATTTTAAGGTTCTCAATATAATCACTTGCACCACCTATTGTTAGGGTTGAAAAATCAGCGTGTTTCTTTAGTTTTCCATCTAACTGTGATTCCAAGCCCATTATAAGATTTTTTTGCTTTTCTGTGGCTTTTTTCGGCTTATTAAAGTCGTCTGCCTCAACTTCTGAATATACACCATACTCATAAGCATTAATAAGTTTAAGAGTGAGCCTGTCTTTGAGGCGTTTCTCTGCCATTGCCCAGTTGTAAGGCATCTTGCAGTTTTTAGGTGAAGCCTCGCCTACTGTCCAAACCTCACTATCCCCAAGTTTAGCACTACCTATAATCGCTACGCCTCCATCATTATCTCTGTGTATGTCGGTGTAAGATGGTTTAATAAACTCAATGCCCTCTTTATAAGCGATTTTCTCACAAGCATCGTGTGTAAGAATCAATGCAGACTTCCCACCTCTTTTAAGTTCCCAAGAATCATCTTTGGCTAAGTTGTATTTTTTCTGTAAATCAGTTATCTTCATTAACACTCTCCTATAAGTTCATCATTTGGTCTATCAAAGACCACATTAAACACATTCCAACACATATTGAAATACGCTTTTTCGTCATCAAGGTCATCTATTCCAACTTCACGCATAGCCTCCCAAAACATATCTTTATTACCTTCATAAAGTTTACGCAAATCATCCTCTTTGGAAATCCTAAATGCTGTAAATGTCATATAGCAATTAAAATCAAAATCCCATAAATCTCCTTGCTTCAAGCCCCTTATATACTCATCAAGATAAAATGCAATATCACTTTTTAACATATCATCCACTTTAGAAAACTCTTCATCGCTGAGAATGAATCTATCATCTATACCTATCATATTCTTTCCTCTCTTAGTTTGTTTAAATTAGGATATAAATCACTCATCTTACACTTTAACAGTTTGGCAAGTTCTCTCACTTTGCCTTTGTCGGGGGTACGTCTTTCAGAAATCCATTGACTTATTTCTGTATCGTGTACTCCCAACCTATCTGCAATATAGGTGTTTTTATAACCACTCCTTAAAATATACTCTTTAATGTTGTTCAACTTTCACTCCATCCTTATCGTAATACCATATTTGGATTTGTTTATCATCCACAGTTATGTTTAGGTAGTTTGCCTGTAAGTTGTCAGACCTCACTACCTCTGTCTTAATTTTGTTTCCTGCTATCAATGTAAGTTCCATTAATCTCCTTTCGATGTTGGTTAAATTTACGATGACATTTATAATCAAGGCAAGGGATTTTTTAATTTTATGCAAAGTTTTTTTAATTCTCGTCGGTAATATAAAAATGTTTTGTAAAGTCCAATTTATAATTGTATATTTCTTCCAATGCAATCGGTTGGTTTGATACTTTTGGGGTTGCATTTATAAAGTCGGCTACCAAAAGGGAGTATCAAAGCCGACAAAGTATCTCGAAGGGGATAACGCTTGATACAGACAGAATCACCTGTTAATGAATCCTCCGAGTATATTATGTGATTATAAATATACTTATCCGATTTTGATAGCATGGCTCCGAAGAGGAAGCAAGGACAGAGAGGCTCTAACTCTATTCGTAGGGGTAGAATCTCTCTATCCATTTCTCTAACATTCACCAAAGAGGAAGCACTTTACGAGTATAAATATAACACAATAAAATACTCCACTAAATATAATAAGACCACCTAATTCCAAGATGTTTATTATAATCTCAAGTAAAGAATTATCTCTCATATTAACTCCTTTATTTTGTTAAAGTCATTTTTAGACATAAATATAATGTGAGGAAATCCCTCATCCCAAGTTTGGGAAAGGCGGATAATATCATTCTCACATATAACTAAAATGTCCTCATTATCGGGCAAGTCTGATTTAATTTCCATCGATACCCAATATTTCTAACATTACCTCATCATCTTCACCATAGACTTCATCACAAGGCTCACAATACAGCCCTTGAGAAGACCAATCAGGAGGAGTAGAGATATACTCACACTCCACCAAATTATAACGACATTTAGGGCATTTATACATTATTCCTCCATTTCTATTATTATTTTAGCCAACTTTATTATATGTTCTCTTGCGAAAACCTCATCATTCGATGCCTCATTTTCATCAAAATTATCCCATTCCTCGACTACTTGCTCAAGGTCTATGACAGTATTTTGATGCCTACAATACGACATATACATTATATACTCCTTATCATTGTTATAAATACATACATTACTCCACTTGCCATCCATAGAATGGCAAACTCTTTAAACATTTTATAATATTCTCTCATTTTTATACCTTTCAATTTGCTCACTTGTACGCATCATATCACGTTTACATTTATCACAGTAATCATTACCACAATTTATACATTTGCTACGTGGTTTAGTTATTTTATTCATTTGATTTATTATTTCGATTGAGTACATAATACCCCTTTCATTTGTATTAAGTCATTTTTAGTCATAGATATATAATAAGATTTACCACGACTATCTGTTAAATATAACATATAATTGCTACCTACTTTTTTAAGTTCACATCTATCCATTATAAACCTTATAAGTTGATGAACCTACTTTTATAATTGTAAGATTCCCCATAATTTCATCGTAAGATTTCCAATAATCATCCCAAGTTAGATTATCCTTACAATTACCAATTAAGGCACAATTATCTGCAATATTATCAATTTCAAGATATAAATCCACATCATATCCTTTGTATTTTTTTAAGGCATCTATATAATTATAACCCAATATATAAACATCCTCATCTTTTATATGTGCTTTAATCATCTTATTCATTATAATAACCCTTTCAATTTATAATACATACGTTTTATAAAGTACAGAATTTTATTCTCACCATCACGTAATAATCCATATTTGTCTTCTGCTATACAAAATTCCATAGTACGCTTATAAACATCTTGTTTATTCATCTTCAACCTCAATTTTAGAGCCATCTTCGCAATCATCGCAAAAATGAGCCTCATATTTATAATTATAAACTAAATAATCATATAATCCACAGCCATCACAATAATCCATTATTTTATAACCCTTTCAATAAATTCATTTATAATCCCATGTGGTGATATTAAACTCGGTTCAAATAAGGTATATCCACTATCCTTCAAAACTCCTGTATAGGATGTAATTTCATAATATCCTGTACTCATATTTAGATAAAAGTCATAAGTTATAAAACTTTTACAAGATGAGAATTTTAAATTTATACTATCCATTTTATAACCCTTTCATATTGAATTTATAGAAATTATCTGTTAATATCCCATTTATAACTTTAGATTTGAGAATATACTCATATCCATTATAAAAAAAATAATTTTTAGTACCACTTGCATCTACTTTATAATCCATTAGATTAATTTTCTCTAATGTGTTGAAAAATTCATTTTCTGTTATTTTCATTTTGTTTCCTTTTGATTTATACAACGTGAGTAATTTATAATGTGCAAGATATAATTTGCAAGTAAAATATTATAATTATAAATATAAATTATAATTCACAAGTAAATATTATAATTATAAATATAAATTATAATTCACAAGTAAATATTATAATTATAAATATAAGATATAATTCACAAGGTGAATGCTTGAATATGTGCAAATGAGAATCAATCTCAATTTTCATTTTAAGGTGGGTAAAATTTAAAGTGAAGGTTGGGTATGGATTGAATATAAAACGGTCTAATTTAGGCAATTTTGAGGCTGTAATTTAATTTTATAACGTGTACACATTGTAATATTTCGAGGCGTAAAAAAGCCTCTATAAAAGAGGCTCTTTATACTTATTTATTTTATTTAATAACTTTATACCCATATTCACGAGCAACGTAGTTAATGTGCTTTGACGTTGTAACGGAATACCACTTATGAGGCGTTATAGTTTTTTCTTCATGATTAATATCTGCTACATTGTAATTATAACTAAATACGTTTCTGTTATTTACTTTTAAGTTCATTTTATATTTATCTAAGTTCCACATTTTACACCCTTTCTTGTATTGTTATTTCTGTGTTATTAGTATTATCCCAGATTGCTTTTTGATTGTATTTTTTACCTAATTCTAAAGCCGTTTCAAGGTCTTTAATGTTTTCGGATATATCTACATATAATATATCGTTATCTATCCAAAAGCCTAAATTCACGTCTTTATGTTTATTTATTAAATTTTCAATCACTTTTGATATATTAAGCCGTGAAACTTTATTAACGTCTATTTTAACAAGGTCGTTAATAGATACCATATATCCTTTTGTATAGGTTACAAGTTTATTTGTTTTGGTAGAGTAATTACCACCGTTGTTGTTTAATATTGTTTGTAATGTTAGTATATTCATTTTATTTCCTTTCGTGTTTTAATTTACGATTGTAATTTATTTGATTGTTTGTATATGATGCAAGGAAAATTTTATATTATTTTAAATTATTTTAGTTTATATGTGTGTTTTATTTATGTGTGTGCAATATATGGAATATTGTAATAATATGGGCTACCATACCCCACAAGCCCCAAAACACAACAACAAACACCCCTAAATGAGAATGAGATTCAATTAGGAGGGGGTGGAGGCGTATCCCATCGGAGAGGGGAGGGCAGATACATTTCCACAAAAATTACACAAAAAAACCCTTACTTTTTCCCCATTTCGGAGAAAATTTGAAAAGAACTATAAAAAGTTGTAGATTTAGGTATGGGAAATGTTATGAAAAGACCTGAAAAAGAGATGGCTATCGAGTTGTTTGCCACACAGCCTGACTTGAGTGTTGCAGATGTTGCTAATTTAGTTGGAGTTAAGCCACGACAGGTAAGTAAGTGGCGTGAGAATATCAACTTTATTGAGGCTATATATGATAGGTATATGGTTGAGTTTGGAGGAGAGTTACCTGCTGTGCTTATGGCTATGGTTAGGGAGGCTAAGGCAGGGAATGTACAGGCAGGTAGGTTGGTATTAGAGCATAGTGGGAAGTTAGTTAAGAATGTTAATGTTACTATTGATTCGCCTTTTGAAAAATGGCTTAAACAAGTAGATTCGGCTGAAGTCGTAGATGGCGAGATAATAGAAGAGGAGGTAACACCATTAGTAGAGGAGATGCCCATAAGAGAGGTGGAACTACCACCGAGAGTTGTAGAGAGCCCTGCTGTAAGAGCCCGAAAAGAAAACAAAAAAATTACAAAAACTTTAAAGGAAGAAGCCAAAAGGCAGAGATACAATCAGAAGCAAAAAGAATGGTACGCTTGGAAGAAAAGAGCAGAAGCAGTAGGTGTAGAACCACTAAAGGGGGGAAGACCCACTAAAGGACAACGAAAAGCGTGGGAAGATGAGATAATTAGACGTGAGCAAGGCAGAGAAGATTAAATGGGCGAAGATTTTAAACTTAGTTATAGGAATTTACAATGTCGCAGTTGGTTATGATACAGGGAATTGGTTTTTATTTGGGATTGGTTGCGTTAATATCGCTGTATGGGTATTTAAATGATAGTAAATAAATTAGAAGTAGTCAAATTACTTGGTGATGAGTGGTTGATTGACTTAAATGTCAAGATAACCAAAGATATGTGTGAGTATTGGGAGTTAGAAACCGAAGAAGAAGTTAAAGACTTTGTTGGGTTTCTGCTTAATCGACGATAACTCTATCATCTATCTCTATATGCTCAGGTACTAACTGACAATAGCAAAACTCTCTACATCGGCTAAACCCTGATGCAGGTAACCCTATAGATTCCCACATCTCCCACGCCTCTATTTGACCAACCCTTCCTTCACAATCAGGGCATATTTTAGGAGTTCCTACACTTACCCACCTAAATTTTACGAGATTCCCATATACTCTATCTTGTCCTCGCCTACTACTTTGCATAATTCCTGATACGATTCCTCGCTTAATTCCAAAATGAAACTCTCCGAAGATTCTTCCTCTTCGCTGATAGTCGGCTCGTAAGGCATCAACGATTCCTCTATCTGAGAGATTCGCATTTCTAAGTTGTTCAATCTGCGATTCAATTCTTGTAGCAAATACATCGATTGCAAAAGATATTCCAAGAGCACTCCATAAGATTGATTGTTGCTCGTCTTCAGTAAGTTCAGTAAACTCTTCATTAAAATCTCCCATTATTTTCTTAGTGCCTTCCTTAAATCTTTTCTAAAAGCATCAAATGACTTCAAAATTTGTTTCTCATCGGTTTGGATGAATGGTCTTGCAGGAACATTTTTGTTTGGTATCATTGAATCGGAGGCTGTTGTGTACCCTCTGTGGTGCTCAAGCCCATAATTTAGCATTTGTAAACCACCCTTTGACCTTTTTATACTCCTAAACAACGCACCTGTTTCAAATAAAGGCTTTGAGCCCCCTGTTCCACGCTTTTTTCTCATATCTATAGTGGATTTCTTTAATGGTGGCTTTAATCCTTTAGAAATTGCATCTTTAGCACCCTTTTCAGCACTACGAGCAATCCTACCCATGTGTTTTTCTCTTATTTTTGGAAATTCTCTTACGAGTTTAGGGAAACTGAAGGTAGTTTTAACTTTCAAGTCCATTTGCGAAGTCCTCTCCAAGTTTAGTTGCCCTTTTGTAGCGTGATGAGTTCTTTAGAAGTGCAGATTCGGCTTGAGCCTCTGCCCATTCTCTCGGATTCTCTAAAATTTCTTCGATTTCGCCTTCAAAATCTATGTCAAACTTAAATTCCTGCTTCAGTTTCTTGGCGTAGTTTATCAAAGATTGAGAGTTTTTGGTTTTTTTGCTTGTTTTCGGCAATTTTCTTCTCTGCCTCCTCTAAAGTTAAGTCATCGTTGTATTCTACAAGTAAATCTGCTTCAGTTGTGAGGTTTAATCGTAATCTGTGCTCATCCCACATCATTTGGTCTTGTACTGTCTTCGGATATTCAGGCTCATTGAAGTCAATTCCGAACTTCTCAGGAAGTGAAACTCCATTTGCCTTCGCAACAGCCCTTTCAACCTCGTAAAATTTATCTTCGTACATTTTCCACAACCCTTTATCGTCTTCATAGTCCTCTGTACGTTCTAAATCCTTAATCATCAAAGAAATACCTGATGGAACTTCTCCACCCTGCTCTGACCATTGAATCCACAAGTGGTTATTTTGAGCAACCAATTCTATTTGGAATTTAATACTTTCTATAACAGAAAGCAAATCGCCTTGAGGTGCTTCAATACCAAAATTCCCATCTTCAGGGAGTTCCAAAATAAAGTTAGTACCCATTCGTTGATTGTTTGGCATCTCGCCTGTAGTCCATTGTTGTCCAAACATTTGAAACCGAAGACCAAGTTGCAACTCTGTAAGAGTGATGTTTGCGTGTTCGTTAGCGTTTATGATGTCATTAGCACCACTAACAAAGAATGAATCTATCTGATTCTCTCTGTGAGTGAAAACAAATGGCAACATACCAAGTCCATGCTCAAACGAATCCTCTATAACTCCATCTTCGTCTTTAATTGCCCATACCTCGCTATCCCAGTAGATGTATTTCTGTTCTGCATCATAAGAGATGTCATCTACAGGATTCATTAAGGGATAGGTAATAGCAGAAGGGTTTAAAGGGTCGCCTTCAAAAAAAGGAGCAAAAAAGTAAACAGGAACATACTCAAACCCTGTGGGTGTCCATATAACACGAGTGGCTACAGTTCCAATTAGCCTTGTCATTCTTTCGATATGCTTCATTCGTGCATCTTTGACTTTTGTAAGCCCATCATACCGACTATTGACATTTCTGTTTGCTCCAATAGTGTAAATCCTACTCATCTTATTGATAAGTCTTTTAGTTATGTTGGCTTCGTAAACAGGTATCTCTTTAAAGGCATCAGTATCAAAGTAATCCTCAACATACCCTTTAGTTACACCATTGTAGTAGTCAAGCAACTTCTCAACATACATTTCACGATTTCTATAGTTCTCCAACTTTAAATCTTTAAGTGCTGTGTGCATTATCTGCCTCTCATTTTAATTTCTCTTCTCTTTATTGGGAATCTGTTTACAAAGAAATACCTCAAAGCATCCATTGAATGGTCGTGATACCCATCTTTTATAGGTTCAGGCTTTAAATCCTTCCCCTCTAATACCTCAGGATAGCGATAACCTTCTAAATCCTCTGCTAACCCTGTACATCTATTATCTAAATGTAGAAATCGCTGTCCAAATGCGTTTTCTATAAATCCTCTAACATGACCAACACCTGAAGCGATGTTTCTTGAGGTTTTATCCCTTACACTATGGACAGTTATGCCTTTTCGCCTAAAAACCTCTATATCTCCAAGCCCTGATTGTCCTTGTGCTTGTTTACCTGCAGGGTCGCCAAAGTATCTATCAACCATATATGGCTTTTTTCTCACCATTTCTGCAAATTCGTCTGTTTTTATGTTTGTTTGATGTACAAACTCATCAATAACATTAATATGCTCTAACCCACCCACAGTATGCACCTGAAACCACAACGCTGAGGGCATCCTATACCCAAAATCCAAAGAGCAATATGTTTCAAAGTTTGGATTGTATGGGAAATGACCCATATCTAAAATTCTATCAAATGGATAGACCTTACCTGCAAATGAAGTAAACTGTGCCCCATACTCTTGGTCGAATATCTCAGGCGACATATTTCTTTTTCTCTCAACAAGGAATGGCTCTTTAAGACCTTCAGGGAAAACTATATTATTATCCCAAGTAGGTGCTTGATGAGATTCCCACAATTCATCATTCTTCCCTAAAAGAAACAAATCATGTACCCAATTAAACCCTTGAGGGGTAGTTATGAATATTGCCTTGCCTTTTCGGTCAGATAGAGTGGGGGAAAGATACATCTCCCATATTTTACTTTTCATCTTAGCCACCTCATCCATAATCAACAAGTCAAGCCCCTCCCCCACTAAAGAATCAGGATTATCTGCTGATTTGGCTTCGATGGTAGTGCCCCACTTAAATTTGATGTATCTTTCTTTTTCAGAGGCTCTTTCTATGTCATTTGCATGACCTATAACCATCTTTTGCCACACTTCCCTAAACATCAGGTCTGCCTTATCGTAGGATAGACCTACAAGCCATATCCTTTTATTTGGCTGAGATGCAACATAGGTCGCCTCCATAGCCGATGCAGTTGTCTTTCCGAACCTTCTACCACATATCATCACAAAGAATCTTGCAGTTTCCTTTTCAGGAAAGTGTAACTTATTTTGCCCTTCATGGGGTGTGTACCCCATAAACTCGAACCATTCTTTTTTATAGTTTTTATCTATAACCATTAAAAACTTGCATTTTACAAGTATAGTAATTTAAGTTACGCAGTCTGTAATATGCAAGATATTGTATATTGCAAAAAAATTAACACAATATGGAGGGCAGTATGTCCGAAGAACAAAATACAGGGAATGAAACAGTAGTGGAAAACCCTGAAACGAAAACTACCGAAAGTCCTGAAGGTAAGTTTGTTGCAGAGAGCAAAAAGTATAGATTAAGGGCACAGGAAGCAGAATCAAGGGTAGCAGAGTTGGAAGCCGAGATGGAAAAGGCTGAAGATGCTAAACTTGCTGAAAACGAGGAATTTAAAACTCTTTATGAAAAAGCAAATGCTGAACTTGAAACAACTAAAGGGTACGAAGAAAAATATAATACTTTAGTACAAACTCAAAAAGATAAACTTTTAGAGCAACTTCCTGAAGATAGTAGAGAGAAATTTGCAAACAAAGACTTGGAAACAATCGAGTTTGTTGTTGGGCAACTAAATTCAAAACCTGCAGAGCCAGAGCATAGGGGTGGTGTTGGTGATGGTTTAAAAATCACTAACATGGTAGAACTCGCAAATGCTTTCGCTTCAGGGCAAATCGGAAGAGAGAAGTACCTTGAACTCAAAAAAGGACTTAAAAGAAGTTAAAAACATAAACAAGACACCAACTAACATCAATGGTTGGAATCCTGACCCTGAAGGGCGATGCTCTACAGGTGAGTTGGGGAATGAAATGGTCTATATGTACGACAATGAGATAATCTCTGATGATGATGGATTTGGTATGCTCTCAGGCAAAGAGAATATTCCAAGTAAGTTAAGTGCAAGTTACTCTGATATACCAAAATCAAAATGGAATAAAATTTTTAAGGAGTAAAAAATGGCAACTGGTGATAGTGGCAATTTTCAAGGTTCGTTAGTCGAACAGATTATAGCAAGTGAAGCAGTCGTTCACTTGAATGAAAGCAATGTTATTTTACCTTTAGTAACTTCTGTAGGTAAAGAAAACGCAGATACAATCTCAATTCCTGTATGGAATCAGGGTACAAATCAAGTAACTTCTGCTGATGTGGGAACACATACAGAAGGAAATGATGCAAGTGCTGTAGCACTTGATTCTAACAAAGTTACCTTAACTATGGATAGTTATTCATTCTATCTTCCTGTATATGATGAAGCACAAGATTCATCTATTGAAGATATTAATGAAAGATTAGGTAGATTAGGTGCTTCGGCTGTAGGTGCTAAAATTGATAGTTTGTTAGCAAACTTATTTGATGGTTTTAGTGGAACAGCAGGTACTTCAAGTACAGCGATTGATATTGATGATTTGTTTGATGCAGTTAAGACATTAAAGTCAAATGGTGCACCTGCAGGTTATTCAGGTGTATTTCATCCAAAGCAAATTTGGGGCTCAAAAGGTCTTTCTAAAGACTTACTTTCAAATGAGTTTGGTGGCTCTCCTGCACAACAATCTGAAATGTTGGGCTCAGGTTGGGTTGGAACTCTTGCAGGAATCAATTTATATTCTTCTCAAGAAACTGTAATTGATTCAAATACTGCTGAGGGTGCTGTATTCTCAAAAGAGGCTTTGGCATTTGGATATGTGAATCCTATGATTCGTGTAGAAGCAGAAAGAGAAAAGAAGAAACTCAGAAATGATGTTGTTTTCTCAATGTTCTGCGATGCAGGTGAACTTGTTGATGCGTATGGTGTTGAAATAAAATCGGATGTATCATAGATAAGCCTAAAGTGTTAGTAGGGGTGTCCACATATAGTGGGCACTCTTACTGCAGACAATATTTCGTAGAAGCCTTACATCGTATCTCAGGCGATAAATTTATCGTATGGAATGGAGATAATTTGTGGGGCTTTGATGACTTTGAAACAAAAGTCTATACCCCAAAGAAGGGTCAAACACCTGTAGAGGTAATGCGTGATAAGCAAAATATCATTCGTAGAAAGTTCCTCGAAGGTGGCTATACTCACCTTTTAATGCTTGAATCTGACAATATACCCCCTGATGATGTAGTTGAAAGGTTACTTGCTCACGACAGAGATGTTGTTACAGGAACATATTTCATAAAAACAGTAAATGATGTTGTTTTTCACGCAAACGAAGCAGTAAAAAACAAATGTGTTGCTGAGGGGATGGAAGAGCCTGATGCTGTATTTGTAATAAAGCAATCAGTTATACCTTCTTTTTGGGGGATATTTGAAAGTAGTTTATTCTCAGGTAGGGCAGGTCGTCTTTGGACTATGGATGACTATCTTTCATTCAAAAGAAGAGGTGTAGGTCTTATTCCTATTTTAGGTGCAGGTGTTGGATGTGTCCTCATATCAAGAAATGTAATGAAGAAGATTAAGTTTCGCCTTGATGAGGAAAACTTTGGGAAACAATTTACAGACTTTATATTTTATATAGATGCAAGAAGACATAAGTTTGAAACATTTGCAGATTTAGATTGTTTTGTAGAGCATATTCATATTGACTTTAGGGATGAACTAAATACAACAAAATGGTTTGACCCTGAATCAATGACGAGAATTAAAACAGGGTATGTCGAAACATAAATGTTTTATAGTATTGGGGATGCACAGGTCAGCAACTTCCTTAACTGCCAAAGCATTAAATAACGAAATCTATATGGGTGATAACCTTATGGGTTCTGCGAGAAGCAATCCCAAAGGGCACTTTGAAGAAATGAGTTTCGTTAAGTTGAATGATTGGATTTTAAAACAAGCAGGGGGGAGTTGGGATAATCCTCCAAGCGAAAAGGCTATAATGGAAGTAGAGTGTGATGATAAGATTAAAATGCTTATTAGTCTTCACGAAAAAGAACTTTGGGGATGGAAAGACCCAAGAACATCCCTTACAATTAGAAAATATTTACCATTCTTAGAAAACCCTCATTTTATTTGCAACTTTAGAAACCCTAAAGATGTGGCTATTTCGTTAAAAATGAGAGATGGGATGGAACTATCAAAAGGAATAGCATTGGCAAAAGAATACAATAGTAGAGTGATTAAATTTTTGGAGGAGTATCATGTCAGTAATTAGAAATTTACAAACAGAGTTTGACCACGATTCAAGTGGAGGGTCATTAAGAAAGAACATATATGACTTCCTCATAAATAAGCGTTTTTCAGGGTCTTTACAGAAAATGCTACTTACTCATTTCAAAACCGAAGAATCTTCTGTTAAAAGCCTAAAGGATGGCTTCAAAAGGGTGCTTGGTGATGGCACTACAATGAAAAAAGGTTTATCAAAGACAAAATTTAGAACAAACACTAAATGGAAGACACCGAAGAAAAAAGGTAAAAAATGAACCTAACTAAAAACTTCACAAAAGAAGAACTTGCCTGTCCATGCTGTGGTGAGTGTGAGATGGATATGGAGTTTATGAACAAACTTCAGATTATTCGTTCACATTGTGGATTCGGCTTTAAGATAAACTCAGGATATAGATGTGAAAAGCACAACGCTGAAGTATCATCTAACTCTATGGGCGACCACGCAAGAGGTCTTGCAGTAGATGTTTCTGTTAAAGACCGATACAAAAGAGCCAAACTTCTAAATATCGCTTTAAACATAGGATATTTCTCAGATATTGCTATTGCAAAAACCTTCATACATCTTGGTCGTGGCAAAACACATCAAGGTGTAGGTGTATATTAGTTGTAAAATACAATATATTGTAGTATATTAGGGCATCTGATAAAGGAGATATTTTATCGTTTGCCCACATTGCTACTCAAATAGTGTCTTCAAGAATGGCACTATACAGACAAGAGAAGGTAGAAAGCAACAATATGGTTGCAAAAATTGTGGAGGGTACTTCAACGACTATATGAATGAAGACATAATCGTTGAAAATGTAAGACTTGCAAAGCAAAAGCAATCCCTCCAAGACAAGAACCGAATAGCCAATAAGGCGTTCAGAGAACACGCAAGAGTTGAGAACGCAGTTGAGGCTTACTCTAAAGAGTTAGTTAATGTCTTTGAAAACAATGACTTATCCAAGTATGTAAGGGTTCACCCTGAAACTAATCAAGCAGTAGGGGTCATCCAATTTAGTGATGTGCATTTCAACGAACTCGTTAATCTCCCCAATAACAGATACGATTTTAAAGTAGCATCTCAGCGATGCAGAGATTTTGTAGATAGAGCATTAGGATATTTTGCAACTACAGAGGTTTCCAATGTAGTTGTTGCTCTTACAGGTGATTTGTTGAATAGCGACAGACGATTAGACGAATTACTTAATATGGCTTCCAATAGGGCTAAAGCAACATTCCTCGCTGTGGACATTCTACAGCAAGTTATTCTACACATTAACGAACACTATAATGTGTCAGTTGTAAGTGTGTGTGGGAATGAAAGCAGGGTAAAGAAAGATTGGGGTTGGGTAGATTTAATGGCTACAGACAACTATGACTATACAATCTTCAAGACTTTAGAGTATTTATTTAGGGATTCATCGGTAAACTTTATAGAAGGCGACCCATTAGAGGTTGTCATTAATGTCGCAGGTCAAAACCTACTATGTATTCATGGTAATGGCTCAATTAAGAAGGGGAACATTGAATCTTCAATCTCTCAAATCGTTGGCAGATATTCCCTTAAAGGAATTAGTATTGACTATGTTATCTTCGGGCATATACACTCTGCTCGTATTGGGGATAATTTTAGTCGTAGTAGTTCGATGGTTGGGTCAAACGATTATGCTGAGAAGGCATTAAATTTATCAGGGAGAGCATCCCAAAATGCGTATATATTCTATTCAAATGGTAATAGAGATGGGATAAAGATAGACCTCCAAGAAACACTAAGTGAGGGATATGATATAGATAAGTCATTAGAAGCCTATAACGCAAAATCTGCTGATAAGGCTAATAGAAAGACCACAATATTTAAGGTAGTAGTTTAGATGGATTCGGTAAAACAGTTAATAAGCCACCCAAATACAGGATTGGTATCAACATTTGGGGGTGTAGGGATTTCTTTCTCAGAAGCAGAATTATGGCTCAGAATTGCAGGATTAAGCATAGGATTGATTATAGGTCTATTAAACCTAACTTGTCGCCTTTCAGGGGGAAAGTTTTGGTTTTGTGGAAAGGATTAAAATTTATCTCGCTAATCGGTTATAGATTAGCAGTTTTGATTTTACTATATTTTGCTGTGGTTTACTTGTATGATGCAACTTATATTTTAGCCCACATGGTAAGGCAAAAATTATGGATTTAACGATTATTGACCAATATGGTCTTCCCATTGCAATAGTAGTAGCCTTTGGGTATTTTATTTGGAAGCAACAGCATTGGATTCAACAAGAATTAGTAGATGACCTTGAAAATCAGTTCAATCGCCTTGAAGGAATAGTAGTCAAGTTGATAGACCAACAAAAGATTACACAGTTAGATGTCAAGGAGATGAAAGGATATATTGAAGGCATTGAGAATATTTTATCTAAATTAACAGGAAATGGATTAAAGAAATGATGGAATTTTTAGTAGCAAAATTAGGTAGCCAAGCAGTAGCATACACAAGTGTTGGTATTGGTGGAATGGTGTGTGCATGGGCATTAAAGAAGATACCTAACGACAGAATTAAAGCCAAGTTTGGTAATTTTATGTATGGTGCAGGTGTTGCTTGTACTTTAGGATTAGGTAAATGGAAATGGACTAAATCAGTGTGGAACAAGACTATTGAGCCTTACTGTATAGATGCTATTGACAACATTGTTGTTACAGGTATTGCAAAGTTTGTAGAAGGGCTTCGTTCAGATAATGGCTAAAAGGGAATTATATCTTGACCAAATGATTGGTAATGATTTTAAGCCTGTCAAGTGTGGTGGAGAGAATACCCCTCTGGAAATATCCAAAGGAAAAGTCAGATGCAATTACCCTTTAGAATTATCTTCCCTAAAGGTTGATGGATTAGATGTAGATAAGTGGGAGAGGTATATTGTTCATTGTGGATGGTATGGGAGTTCAAGCAAAGTATATCTTCCATTAAATGGTTATATAATAGATTGGACAAGCCTTACAGGTAGGAATGAATACCATTCTATTATAGCCCCCTTTGATGGCTATTTAGATTTCGCAATAGCAAGAAGTGAATATGCTTGTGGTTCAACTGTTATGGGATTCCATAAGTCATCTACTGGTACAGAAGTCCCTAATTCAACTGCAACTGAAAGTATTACTGTTGATATGGCTGATGATAATACTTCTTATAAATTTCAATTTTCTAATGCTACATTTGACGCAGGGGATATATTGGCTATTTCTTTTGATTCAACTTCTTCAAGTGTAGATACTAATGCAACATTCGTTTTTAAATTTGATACGAAAGCAGAATTGATATGAGTTTAACAGGAAAAACTAAAGCAAGTACATATAAGGACATAATCCAAATAGACAATTCAAATAGTGGTGTTGATACTACTATTAGAGTTTTGAAGGATGGAGAAGGTACTTCAAGTGCATTGGCGATGTCTGATGACCAAATTAGAATAAAGCCACAGAATGATGATACTACTTCTGTAGTTGAAGTTCAAGATAAAGATGGGAATACTTTATTTGTAGTTGATTCTACTAATGATGCAGTACAGGCTTTGGGTAACAATGTAAACACTAATTATGAAACATTTGGAACAGTATTTGATGGGGCTTCTGCAAGTACACATATTGCACTTTATAACACTGGAATAGCAAGAGGTGGTGATGAGCCTGCAATAGGTACAGGTACAGACCCTGATACTACATTAACTGTAAGTGCAGGTGGCGATGATTACACGAGTTGTTATTGGTATGTAGCAGATGACCTAACCCTTGATGCAGTACACTTCTTTGTGGCAAGTGGTGGCAATACTCCTAAAACTGTTAGATGTCATTTAATGAGTTATGATGTAGATACTGCAAATGGAACTACAAGTGGGGATTTATCTAATGGTACTGTATTGGCTGATGGTTCAGATATTACAGGGATAAACGATAGAGCAATAGACTATCAATCAATGACAATCCAGAGTGCAAATGTTGATTCAGGGAAAGTAATACTCGCTACTTTCTTTCAAGATGATGCAACTGACAAAATTACAATTAATATGCGAGTTAAATATCATTTAAGGTAAGATATGCCAAATTTTAACATAGATTTAACAATAAACGCTAAAGACACTATAAGTGCCTCAAAGTCAGGCTCTTACAAAGAAGTGTTTAAATTAAGCCAAGACTTAGACAATGTAGATACAGGAGTAACCTTATTTCAAGGTTCAGGAACTAAAGGTACGAATGTACTGCGTAGTTGTAAGGCAATAATGCTAAAGAACTCAGGTGTTGTTGGGGCTGAACTTATATTTACTTTAGATGGGTGGACAGCAGGTTCACCTGATACTAATGGGGCTTCACAGTACTACTCTTGTATATTAGGTGCAGGAGATTTTATGTTTCTCCCCAATATTAGACAACTTGCTTATAGTAATAGTACTTCAGCAGGTAATGGAGAAAGTTTAGATAATAGCGACCCTGCAATTTTATATAAGGCTATAGACACAGGGGTTGAATTAGGAACATTGGCTGATGATGCTGATACGTCATTAGTTGTTACTGATGGAGATTATTATAAGATTGGAGATTTGCTTCAATTAGGGACTGAGATTATGGAAGTTACGAATATATCAGGCACAACTCTTACAGTCCTTAGAGGGCTATATGGTTCAACAGCAGTTGCACACGCAGGAGTTGATGTTAGGCTACCTTATTTTAACACTTATGCAGACTATAATAAATACACTAAAGTTCAATCAGATTCTTCAGGAAGATATTGGTCTAAGAATTTATTAGGCTATGGTCGTAAGGCTGACCTTGTAGGTGATGGTTGGGTAGCAGGTTCTATTTCAGGGAAGTTTTATTCAGCAGGTTATCAAGAGTTAGGTATGAGTGGATTAACTTCTTCTACTAATTCAGGATTAACTGCTTCTACAACTTACTATTTTACAATTGCTGTAGATGGTGGCTCAACAAAAGAGATTTCATTTACTACAGGTAGCAATGTGAAGTTTGGTGGTAGCGATGGAGTAATTCAAAAGATTCAAGATGCTTTAGATGCAGAGTTTTATGACGCTTCATCTAACTTATTTGAGCAAAAAGTAAGTGTTGGTCTTGTTGGTGGAGATTTAAGATTTACTTCAGGGCAAAATTTATCTACCTCTACTATTGCACTTACTACAGGTACAAGTGGAACATCATCTACTAACTTAATTGGTAATGCTATTGGTAGATTTCCTGCAAGTACAGAGGGGGCAGTTGCATCAAGACTTCCTGATGATGTTGTTTACGATAAAGCAACTTATGTTTCAAAGCCTAATTTAGGGGCTATGTTTTATGATGATGGATTTGGCAATATACAAGGTATATGTACAGGCTCTATAAATTATGAAACAGGTGAAATTCAATTAAATGGATGTCCTCCTAATGCACAATTTGTTATGAGTGGGAATTATGGTTCTGCTCATGCAGGTGGGGCTGAATATCACGCATCTTATGGAAATTCAATTACAAAGGTAGAAGGTCGTAGTTTAAATTCAAAAATCAATACTACGATTGATGTTATAGGAATTAGATAAAGGAGATAAGCATGGCAATTAGGGAATATTATGGCAACATATTGCACAGATAAAGATTTAAAAGATGTCTTTCCTCAGATTGATGAGTTTGATTCAAAGACACAAATATTTGGATGGGAAGTAGATTCAGGAAGTAGATACAAAGCAGAAGATGCAGGGCTTGTTACACAGTTGTTTAAAAATGGTAAGCATTTAGGTTCGGCTCAAGGGGCTGTGTCTGCTGTGGATGCTTTAGATGAATGGTTTTATGATTCTACAAGTGATGTGGTTTATTACCACAATAGTGCATCCAACCCTATAGACCTTCTTATGGAGGCAGGAGAGGATTGGGTTACACTTAAATCTCGTTATCGTTCAAATGCAAGTAGATATTTTGATGCTAAAGTAGATGCTCGTCTTCCGAGAGGTCAATGGAAAGACAAAGATGGCAACTACGACTATATAATTGTAAGAACCACAGCGTTACTCGCTTGTGCGTTTCTCATTCGTGCACATGACCCCACATCGGAAGTAGCAAATGCTTTGATGGAAGAGGCAGACCAAAACATCGCATCCTTAAATAGTGGAGAGGTCGCCCTATCTTGGCAAGTTACATCTGATGCTTCAGGGGGAGTTATTGGAGAAGTTGGGAATATTAGTGGCACAGTAAGACCTGTAGATACTCGTGGAGAATGGTCAGGTACTTGGGATAAGATTAAAGTTTTAATTGATACCACAGGTGGTGCTATAGGCACAGCAACCTACTCTGTATGGACAAAATCTTCCACAGCCCTAAAGGCAAACAAGGTAGTAGATAAAGTCGTCATAAATGGCGATTATCAAAGCCTTGCAGGGGGGTTGGAAATTAGGTTCGCAGGAGCAGACGATTCTTCAACAGCCACAGTAGATGATGAATGGGAAATTGAAGTCATTGGCAGAGAAGAGGCTGTAGATTCAGGGATGCGTACAAGGAGAATAACTCGTGGCGGTTAGTTACACGAATAATTGGAAAAATATTACAGATAAGTTAATTAGCGTATTTAGAAATGAGTTTGGCTCTTCTATGTCTGTCTATAAAGGCGTAAAAGAGATGGCAGGAACTCAATCTATACATATCTCTCCACAAGGCAGTACACTTATTGAACAGAGTGTAAAGTCTGAAACGAGAGAGTTTAACTTCAACATTTTCTATCATTTTTCTGATAGAAACTTAAAAGACACAGCAATAGACCATATCTATGCAGTTGTTAGTCGGATTGAGAAATTAGTCCATAATAACACATCGATGACATTGGCTGACAGTTCACAAGCCTTTGATTGCAACATACTTTCAACTGAATTAGATTCAGACGAAGATGAAGGTATTTATGTAGTCAAGTTTGAATGGAAATGTTGGCACATGGGTAATATTGCATAATACAAGTAATTGTCGTAAATTAGAGGACAGAATTATGGCAAAATTTAAAGCAAAGCCTTCTTACAAGGACTTAAAAGATAACTTTGTGGGGTTAGGTTCTGCATCTACGCATCTACGATTACTCGATGGTATGGTAGTTGAGTTTGATAAAGAAATCCCTGAAGATATTTTAGAGTGCTTGACAGAAGTTAAAAAAAAGAAAAGCGAGAGTAAGTAATGGCAAGTACAGCAGTTCAAGCGAAAAGTGATGTAAGGTGTCATATAGGCACAGAGATTACAATGGGTACAGCGACATTAGCAGGTGATACTTGGAATCAAGCCCCACTTATTGACTATTCTTGGAGTGAGAAGTCTGCACCATTGAGTGTTGCTCCTCATCGTACAGATTCTTTTAGTCAAGGAACATCAGGGTTTGCACATCTAAGACATGATAAAGTGTTTGAGATTTCTCTTACAATGAAAGGCACAGCAAGTACAATTAATCGTATGTGTGGTGCTTTGTATGAAGATTCTACAAGCCCTAATATTCTTTTAGGCTCAAGCCCTTCTACAAGTCAATTCAAGCATGGTTCAGCGAACACAGTTCCTGTTACCTTATTGTTTAAAGATGGTGGACACAATAGTAATGATGTTTACTTTACTTCGTGTATGTGTACAGGTATGGAGTTGGCTTATGGGATTGATTCAGATGGTGGTATGTTAAAGGTTACTGCTACATTCGTAACAGGCTACGAGCCTACTGAAGGAACACTCACACCTACATCTTCTACAGATATGGGTGATGCAGTTGCGTTCAATATCCACAACATAACAACTTCTACTCTTGGAACAGAGGATTTAATTGTAAAAGATTTCTCATTAAACATATCTCGTGAAGTTACCAAAGTTGGGTACGACCCTTCTAACAACTTCCAACCGAATGGATATGCTATTGGTGGGTATGAGGTTACAGGAAATTTATCCTGCAAGAGAGATAGCGAATCTGTGGATGCTATTGATAATTCAGGCTCACAGGCATTGGCGTGGACAGATGGAACTCTAAACATATCAGCCCCTAAAGTTGCAGTTGATAACGCAGAGGCAGATTTTGGTGATAATGGCTTTATGCAAACTATACCATTTAGATGTTTCTATGACGATGCTTCAAAATCTAATACAGTAGTAAGTATAGCAACATCATAAGGACTATATGGAAATCAAACTCGAATCAGGTAAAAAAGTTAAAATTAAAGATGTTTCTTTAGACGAAAGAGATATATTACTTGATAGTGTAGAGTACCAATTCGATGAGAATGGCGATACTAAAGGTGTGAAAATGATGCACTCTACAATAACCAAATGGCTTCGGCTCGGTATTGATGGTGATACATCAGATAAGGCACTTATTAAGTACTCATTTGAAGATAGGACAGAAATATTCCTCAAAATGCAAGAACACTTGCTTTTGGGGGAAGAGAAAGCCTCTGCCTCGAATTAAACCTTCTTTTGGAGGGATGTGGAGGCTGTCCATATCATGAGTTTCCTTACAGAGCAAGAGTTCCCATTAAAGGTTATGGGTCAAGGGAGTTTACTTGCTCTGAGGACATTTGGGATGTAATAGACACATTAGTCCAAGAGGTTAGTTTTGCTAACGATGAGGGCAAAGAGTTTGATGTAGGACAATCCATCAAGGCTCAGTTGCCCTTTTTTTGTTGTCCTAATAATATTTTAGATAAACGATTACAGCGTGATATACAAAGATACATATATTGTGAACAGTTTGGTATCTCCCCCTACAGAGGGAGTTATGGAGAACAACCTGCGAGATGGGTTGATAAGGCTTTTGTTATCAAAAAAGCCCTTGCTGAGAAGGAAAAGGAACAGATAGATGGCGAAAAAAGGCGTAGAAACAATAACGATTAAATTTAAGCCTGAAGGGGATAAGAAACTTATAAATGCCTTTAAGGGGATTGCTAATGCTCAAGGTAAGTTAAATAATAAGACTGAAGAAACAGTAAGGAAATTTAAAAAGATTAACCCTACAGTTACTACTTTAACTGCAAAACTAAAAGCACAGGGGCTGTCTTGGAAAAAACTTGGTGTCGATACCCATACTGTATCTCAAGCATATAAGGGTAATCGTGTAGCCATAGAGAAATTAAAAACTTCATACGAAAAGATGAACACAACAACAAGAATACTTGGAGGTTCATTTGCAGTATTGCGTTCAAAAATGCTAATAGGTGCTTTTGCTGTAGGGATAATATCTCAAACTATCGGAAAGGCTATGAAGGCTTTTGAAGATTTTGATAGGGCTATGCTACAAGTTAGGACTACAATAAGTACAACAGGGGCTACAGCAGGAATTACCTCCCATCAAATAAAAAATTTAGCAAAAGAGTTACAAGAAACAGCGAATATATCAGATACTGTTACTGCAAAGGCTTCTGCTATGATGCTAACCTTTACAAAGATTAGTGGAGATGTTTTTATAAGGGCAATCAAGTCTGCTTCTGACCTTTCTATTGCCTTTGACCAAGACATGAAGTCTTCTGTTATACAGTTAGGTAAAGCGTTAAATTCTCCAAAAGAAGGTTTAACTGCATTAAGAAGGATTGGTATATCTTTTTCTGAAGAGCAGAAAAAATTAATAAACAATTTCTTAGAAATGAATGATTTGGCTTCTGCACAGGCTGTAATCCTCGATGAACTTGAAGTTGAGTTTGGTAAAGTTTCTACTGCTATGGCAAAAACAGATGTGGGGGCATGGACATCTGCTTGGAATACGTGGGTTGATGTTGGAAAGAATACAGGCGAAGCATTTGCGACAATAACAAAACCATTGGCTATTTTAACTAATTGGATAGGTAAAGGCTTAGTAAAATTCAAGGATTGGAGTGATGAGGTAAAAGGGGCTACTGATGCAAACGAGAAATTAACCTCTAACAATGAGTTTTTAACCGCATCAACCAAAGGGTTTTTAAGAGTATTTAGGTCGTTATCCCCTGAAATACAGCAACAATTAAAAGATATAGGGATTACTGAGTTAGGCTTTAGGGATATGAGGCTTGAAGCGAGGAAGTCAGATGAGGGTTTCGAAAAATACCAAAAGACAGTAGAAGATTGGAATAAGAAGATTCAAACTACCATTTCCCTTATGGCAATAAATTCAGAAGAAGTAGAAAAGCATGGTCTTAAAATGGAAGACCTTATTCCTTTATGGGCAAATAAAGATAAGGATGAGTTTAATAAGGCACTTGAAAAACAAATACAGAAATGGTATGAAAATGAACAGGCATTATTTGCTTATGGTGAAAGATTAATGGCAGTCCAACCAAAAATGAATAAAATACAAAAATCATTTTTAGGGTTTGATTCAATAGATGCAGAAAGATTGAAGAAGAGGGCTTCTATTATTGAGCAAGGTGGGAAATTATTTGCAGATGGTAAGATGACAGAATTAGAAGTTATAAAATGGGTTAAGGAGCAAGAGGAATTATTAGATGCAGAAACACTACAGAAAAAGACCAAGCATTATTCTGATATAGCAAAAGTTGCATTACAATCCTTTAATGGGATGACTTCTGCCCTGAGTAATAATGTCAATACTCGCATGAATATGGAATTAGAATCTTTAAGGAATAGCGAGAGATTTAAACGAGCAAGTGATGACAAAAAGAAGGCTATGGAAAAAGATGTTACAAAAAAATACGCATCAGAGAGAACTCGACTTGCGAGATTTGAAAAGGCATCTAATTTTGCACAAGCAGGGATTAATATAGCAACAGCAATAACAAAAGTATTGCCAAATGTCTTATTAGCAAGTCTTATAGGTGCTATGGGGGCAGTTCAGTTGGGTGCGATTGCATCAACGCCAATACCCAAGTTTTCTCGTGGTGGTTTTGTAGGTGGTCGAAGACACTCTCAAGGTGGCACTATGATTGAAGCCGAAAGAGGGGAATTTGTAATGTCAAGACAGGCTGTTCAGGCTATAGGAATTGAGAATATGAACAAAATTAATCAAGGTCAAGGAGCATCCCCTGTAAACATATCCTTTAATGGCAATGTGATGAGCCAAGACTTTATAGAAGATGAAGCCATACCAATGATTAAAGAAGCAATCAGACGTGGTGCTGATATAGGAGTTAGTTAATGCCATTTCAAGATGACATAAGAGGAAAGAATATTCAAGTATTCCCAGTAATTAGAATAGGGGATGACACTTTCACTACTGATGCCCCTGATGAAGGACACTACCAATATTATTCTACAAATAATGTAAGTATTGTTGAAAAGTGGGGTCTTGGAAGTGCAAAAAGGGATGTTTATTGTAAACCTATTTTAATGAATATCCCTTCAATTAAACAGTCAGTTGATATTGAGAGTAGGAAATTTAAGATAGGGAATGTAACCCTTGAATTTAACAACTTTCTTGTAGATGGGGTTAGATTCTCTGACCAATTATCAGAATCATCTTTAATTAATAGAGAAGTTTCTATTTATCTCAAAACTGTATCTACATTTGAAATCCCATCAGGCAATCTAAATCTTTTTTATGGGGCTTCAGAAGAGGTAGACCCTGATGATTTTGACAGAGATTTCCTTTTAAGGGTATATCAAGGGCAAATAAGAAGAATATCCCACGATGATGAGAAGGTTAAGATTGAACTTGAAGATTTAACAGAGCAAAAGACTCATAGGGATTTACCTTTAACTGAATACTCTGATGGGACTAAAGGGTATTTGGGGGATGGTAATAATATACAGGACAAATATAAGAATAAACCCATACCTATTGTTTATGGGGAGGTTGATAAAAGCCCCTGTGTATTAGAATCTTCTGCAGAAGGACAGAATATTATCCCTGATTTTAGGAGTATTTCTGAATTTAATGAAGATTCCCCTCTTTATATACAGGCAAACAATTCTTATCTAAAAGTAAAGAGGTTTTTGGATTATACAAATAGTAGTTCTTTTGGGGAATTAGACATATTTAATGACTATGAATCCCCATCCTTTAGTGATATCCAATATACAGTAGAGAGTGATAGCATTATATTGACAAGCAAAAGTGTTAATGGGGATGGAATATCTGCTTGGGGGAAATTTAACACCCTTTTATGTGAGTATAGAGGCTCTCCTACTTCTTGGAGAATATGGGGGCTTAATAATGGTTCTTTTATCAGCCTATTAACTGATGATGATAACCCATCGTTTGCTATTGATGGCGATAGCAATACAGTATGCGTATTAGATGACAATACTATTATATCAGAATGGGAAGCCCCAACTTTTGACCAATCGTATGTAACTACTCCAATAATGGGGATGGTAATAGATTCCATCTCAAACTCTATCTCAAACCATTTATCACAAGTAAGGACAGTTTATATAAATGGGACTGCTCATTATTTCTTAGCATTTAGTATTAATGATGAAGTTATTACAGGGGCTTCAGTAGTCCCAAGAATAGTATTAGTTAGAACAGATGACATAAAGAATGAAGTTGATGGGGCTTTTGGTAATGACCCTGTGATGATAGTAGAAGATGACTTTTTTATAAACCTTGATGCTTCAAGACATCCAAATGATGCCCCTATAAAAATAGATGTATCAGGAAATCAAACTCACGAAGTTTTTACATTAAACAAGACAGGTAAAAATGATAACACTATATCATTCACATTATATGCGTTTAGAGGGAACAATGGGGCTGACTTAGGGAACGATATAGATGGCGAAATATATGGAGAGTTTAATGATATCGAAGTAAGGGTTTTTATATTCCCTAAAGAAATATTCAAGGAAGATTTTTATGTAAATGTAAATGGCAGGGTAAACACATCTGATGACCACCCTGAACTTGATAATGATGAATTTATTAAAAATCCTATTGATATTATTTATGATATTTTAAGAAGTGAATTGGGTTTATCTGAAACCCAAATAAATGAGGCTGACTACATAGAAGCAAGAGATGCCCATAGTGAGTGGGAATTTGGATTTACTATAAATAAAAAAACAGGTTCTAAAAAACTAATAGA